CAGGAACGGCAAAGAGCCAACAAAGCAGACTTTGAACGACGCCCGTAAATGGCTACCGGCACAGTACAGCCAGTCATTCGGGCATAAAGCTGGAAATATCGCATAATATGCAATAATCGTGCCATTGTTAATTACCACCAAAGAGTGATTTTGCATTAGAATGGTCTAATGCCTAGAAAACACAAGCCGGTAATTGATCGCATCATGGCGAAAGTATCCATAAACGATAATGGGTGCTGGGTTTTTATGGGATGCAAAATCGCTACTGGCTATGGAAAGATATCATCTGGCATACGAAACAAGCCAATATTTACGCATAGGGCGTCTTATGCGGCATTGGTTGGTGAAATACCAATAGGTATGCGTGTGTTACATAGGTGCGACAATCCATCATGTGTTAACCCAGAGCATCTTTTTCTTGGGACTGCTAAGGATAATTGGCTTGATGCCAGAGAGAAGGGTAGGAATTATCCAAATCCGCAGCAAACGCCAAATTATCGTTACGTCAATCATTGGCTAAATCAAAAGTAGATTTTATGCCCGGAAAACCAAAAGGATTGCCAAAAACAGGCGGCAGGGTGGCTGGAAAGCCCAACCGCGTAACAACGGAGTTCCGTGATGTTGTTAATGCGCTGCTAGAGAAAAACGCCTCAAACGTCGAAACGTGGCTTTCTGCTGTAGCTGACGGGAATCCTGAGTACGATATAAAGCCAGACCCTTATAAGGCGCTCGATCTTCTGCACAAGTTAGCTGAGTATTCGTTTCCAAAGCTGGCCCGGACTGAGGCGGTACTGGAGCATAAGGGCGCGTTCACTGTGACCATGACCGACAAAGACGCCAAGCTGTGAAGCTGACCGAAAAGCAGGAAGAGGCGCAAACCATCCTTGCCGGTGATGCTACTCACCTGATGCTGGTAGGCGGCTCACGGTCAGGTAAGACGTTCTTACTCACTCGTAACGTGGTCGCCAGGGCACTGAAAGCCCCAAAGTCTCGCCATGTCATACTGCGCTACCGCTTCAACGCGGTAAAGGCGTCTATCGTGATGGACACATTCCCGAAGGTGATGGACATAGCCTTTCCGGGGATGCACTACGATCTAAACAAGTCGGATTGGTACGTCACATTCCCGAACGATAGTCAAATCTGGTTTGGTGGGCTAGACGACAAAGAGCGAACCGAGAAGATTCTAGGCACTGAGTACGCCACGATCTACCTCAACGAGATTAGCCAGATACCGTATGAATCGCGCAACATGGCGCTATCCAGGTTGGCTCAAAAGGTGAGCCAGTCAATCGACGGGAACGAAACATCGCTTAAACCGCGTATGTACTATGACTGCAACCCGCCCAACAAGGCGCATTGGTCATACAGGCTATTCATTGAGGGCCGCGACCCTGAGACTAAGCTGCCATTGAACAGGCCGAAGGATTACGACTGGTTCAAGATCAACCCGGCAGACAACACTGAGAACATATCCGCTGACTACCTCGATACGCTTAAAGGCATGTCTGCCCGTATGCGCAAGCGGTTCCTTGATGGTGAGTTTGCCGACACCAACCCGAGCGCCCTGTTTAGTGAAGAGGCGATAGACAAATGGCGGGTGACGGATGGCATAGTGCCTGACCTGATACGGGTCATCGTAGGGGTTGACCCATCCGGCTCTGGTGACGTGGACAACGCTGATAACGACGAAATCGGCATCTTTGTAGTGGGCTTGGGTACGGATGGTAACGGCTATGTACTGGAGGACTGCACGGTGAAGGCAGGCCCCGCGACATGGGGAAAGATCGCAACAGATGCCTATGAACGGCACCAAGGCGATGCAATCGTGGCTGAAATCAACTACGGCGGGGCTATGGTTCAGGCCGTCATCAAGGCCGCAAACCCTAGGGTTAACTACAAACAAGTCACCGCCTCAAGGGGCAAAGCAGTGCGGGCAGAGCCATTCAGCGCACTCTATGAGCAGGGCAAGATCAGGCATGTAGGCCGATTCCTACAGCTTGAGGACGAGCTAATGGGCTTCTCGACCAACGGCTACACGGGGGATGGAAGCCCTAACCGGGCTGATGCTTTAATATGGGCTTTGGCTGAGTTATTCCCCGGATTGGTCAAGAACGGCCAAAAGAATAAGCCCATTCAATACCGAAATAACGGAGTAATATGACAATTGCCGCTAAAATGCGTGAGGCTGAATATGCCAAAAGACTGCTAGAATTAGAAAATCTAGTCGCTGACCTTGTGCAGCGTATTGCGTCGCTTGAGAAAGCCCGCCCGGTTTTGAAACTAAACCCGAAAGACCGCCATGAAGATGGAAGACAGCCAACTGATAACGGCAATCGAACAGTATGAAAGCCAGGCTGTCAGCTATACGGGTCTGCAAGATGACCGCGAAGAAGCCCTAGACTACTATCTAGGCGAGCCCCTAGGAAACGAAGTCCCCGGACGCTCCCAAGTCATCGCCCGTCAGGTATGGGACACGGTGGAATGGCTGAAACCTCAATTAGCCGACATTTTCACCAGCGGCGAAGAAGTTGTATCGTTCTCGCCACGCTCCCCCGAAGACGTAAAGGCCGCAGAGCAGGAAACTGACTACATCAACCATATCATCACCCAGCGCAACAACTGGTTTGAGATTTGGTATAGCTGGACACACGACGCACTGATTCAAAAGAACGGCTACGTTAAGGCGTATTGGGATGATGCCGAAGACATCACCTGTGAGAAGTACAGCAATCTAACAGATGACGAGTTCGCCCTGTTGTCCATGTCGCAGGACATCGAGATCACAGAGCATGAAGTGATTCTTGGCGGTATGGGGCCAATCCACACGGTAGAGATTGAGCGCAAAAAGCCCCGTAACACGGTCAAGATCGACAATATCCCACCCGAGAATATCAAGGTAGACCAACACGCAAGAGCGTTGAGCCTGCAAGACCCGCGTACTTCATTCGTTGAACACTCCGAAATGAAGACCATCAGCGAGGTACGGGCTGAGGGGTTGAAGATCGACGACGACATCAGCGACGGCGGCGTGAACGATTGGGAAGAGCAGCGCCGGGACAAGGAAAACCCTTGGCGTGACAACGAAGGCCAAGAGTCAGACCCGTCCATGAGGCGCGTTCGTGTCCGTGAATGCTGGATTCGCTGCGACTATGACGGCGATGGACGGGCAGAGCTGAGACACGTAATCGTTATCGGCACTACGGTACTGTATAACGAAGACTGCGATTCTGTCCCCATTGTGGCGCTGTGCCCGATTCCACTACCGCACCAGCATAACGGCCTGTCACTGTCCGACGCGGTGATGGACTTGCAGCGCATCCAGACCGCCTTGTTACGTGGGGCGCTGGATAACCAGTATCTCGCCAATAACGGGCGCTACGGTATCGACGAGAACACTGTCAATCTTGACGATATGCTGGACAGTCGCCCCGGTGGCGTGGTTCGGGTGAATGGCCCGGCTGCGGCGTCTATCATGCCTTTGACGCACCCGACCAATGGCTCTATCGCTATTCCGATGATGGAGTACGTCGATAACCTGGCCCAAAAGCGTACCGGGGTTAACGAGCGCAGCCAAGGGATTGACGCTAACTCGCTGAATAACAACGCTGGCGTGGCTGCAAACAACAGCATGATCTCTGCAAGTCAGCAGCGCATCAAGTTTATCGCCCGTATCTTTGCCGAAACAGGGGTAAAGCAGCTATTTCAGCTTGTCCATGAACTGACCCTGAAAAACAGCCGTCAACAGGAAATCATCCAGCTTCGCGGTGAGTGGGTGCCGGTAGACCCGCGCACGTGGACAAAGCGCAATGATATGGTAATCAGCGTTGCCCTCGGCTCTGGTGACCGTCCGCAGCAAATCGCCTTCCTGTCTCAGCTTCGCATGATGCAGATGGAAATGGCTCCTATGGGGCTGGCAACACCGAAGCACCTGTACAACACCGTCACCCGCATGGCACGGGCCGCAGGTTACAAGGACGCGAACGAGTTCTGGAATGACCCGTCTAAATCGGAACCTCCACAGCCACCACAAGACCCCAAGCTGATGATCGAGCAGATGAAGCAGCAGAACGAGGTACACAAATTCCAGGCTGAACAGCAAATGACGGCCAGCATTGAGCAGATCAGGACGCAAGCCAAGCTCAAAGAAACACAAATGCAGCTTGAATTGCAGGCCAGCAACGACGCCAGAGACGCTGAGAGGGAGCGTAACAAGGCTGTCATGGACGCTCAAATGGAGCAGCTACGCATTGAGAGCGAAGAGAAAATGGCAATGCTCAAAGCTGAAGTGGACAAGTACAAAGCTGATCTTGACTCACAGACCAAGCTCACGATTGCTGGCATGAACAATGAGCAAAGCATGACGCTTGCCCGTGAGAGCAATCAGAACACCATTGACGGCGCGGCCACTGAGAAAGCGGGTGGATTGCGTGACGACATCATCAACAACGTGCATGGAATGGTTAGCGATCTAGCGACCTCACTTGGAGAGGCGCTACAGCAGCAACTCCAGCACGTTGATAAATCTACCTCAGCAATCATCGAACAAGTATCCAGAAAGCCTGTCAAGAAGGTGATTCGGGAGAACGGCAAGATTACAGGGGTAGAGATTGACGGAGTTTTTAACCCGGTAAAACGAGGCCCTACTGGGCAAATCGAGGAAATCTAGGAGTAAATCATGGCAACGTTTAACAAGTACAACAGCTTCGCCGAAGCGATGACAGAAAACGCCAATTGTGGCACGGACACTTGGCGGGTTATCCTGTCCAACACTGTCCCGGCTGTGACTGATACCAATCAGGCCAGCGCAGCGGAACTGACCACATCAGGCGGCTACACGGTGAACGGCAATACCTGCGCTGTATCGTCTAGCACGCAAACATCCGGCGTCTATAAGCTGGTGCTGGCTGACCCTGCGGCATGGACGGCATCGGGCGGCGGGTTCACGTTCCGCTACGTCATTCTGTGGAATCAGACCATTGACACGCTGGCTGGCTGGTGGGATTACGGATCGTCCGTGGTGATGAATGGCACGAATGCCGACACCTTCACTGCTGATCTGTCCGCTGCAAACGGCGTATTTACGGTGACTTAATGCGCTGGCTGCTGTTCCTGCTGTGCTTTCCCGCCTTCGCAGCGCCTCCGGTAGTGCCTGGCGTTGTCGGAGAAGTGTCGATGCAATTCCCGCCTCGGGTTGTCCGAGGTGATGCAGGATGGCACATCTGGTGGTTCTATCGGGACTCTGACCTCAAGCTGTACAGCAATGGATTTAG